TTACCCTGCGTATGATTTGACTATAACAATGCAAGCCCAGACAGCGTAAGGATAAACAAATGACTAGCTATATGGTTACTTCGGACAGGTTCGCAGGTTTTAAACGCGGCGATACTGTTACCGACAAAGATTTAGAAGGCGTAGACGTCGAAGCGCTTGTAGAAGGCGGCCACCTATCCACGCAAAGCGCTAAAAAATCTGGTAAAACTAAAGATACAGATACAGACAAGGACTAACCCAATATGGCAACTACCGTTTATCTTTCAAACCCAGCGCTTACCATTAACGCAGTCGACCTAACAGACCAGGCGACCAGCGCAGTTTTAACATACAATTACGAACAGCTTGAAACTACAGCGTTTGGCGACACGGCCCGCAAGTTTGGCGGTTCTGCTGTAACTTCGCTGCAAAACAACAGCTTCGAAGTAACGCTATATCAAAGCTATGCAGCTTCAGAAACCGAAGCAACTATTTATGGTTTGGTCGGTATTCAAACAACTATTACGGTTTCGCCAACGGCTACAGGTCTTGTAACGCCTAGCGCTACTGCACCAAAATATACGCTTACTGGCGCATACTTGGAAAGCCACACGCCAATTAACGCAAGTCTTGGCGAACTGTCGACCATTACGCTTACGTTTACTGGCGGCACACTAGCTAAAGCCGTTTCATAATGGCGCGGCTTTGGCCGCTGAGAACTAAAAAAACAAGCAACGCTAATAAGGCGCTGCCCTACGAAAGGCAAATATGCAATTAACACTTAAAGCCGTATTTAAAGACGGCAACAATTACGAAGTGCAAACTAATTTAATGACGATAGTTCTATGGGAAAGAAAATTTAGGCGCAAAGCTTCAGACATAGCTAACGGTATAGGCGTAGAAGATTTGGCCTATATGTGTTATGAAGCTAGCCGCCTAAACGGAATAACCGTCCCTAGTTCGTTAGACGCGTTTATTAATAGCCTTGTAAATATCGAAGTAGTAGAACAGGCCGCCGATTTAAAAGCAGACCAGGCACAGTAAGTTACCTTATGGCTGAAGTATTAGTAACTTGCCATTACTGGCCTAGCCATATCGAGTTTGGTATAAACGATTTGTATACCGTCGTAGAAATTTTGAACAAACAGAATAAAACTTATGTCTAACCCAAAACTAGTTTTACAAGTCGAAGGCATAAAAGAAACTTTGGCTGAGCTAAACAAATACGACAAGGTTTACAGACGGCAAGTAACTAAAGATATTAAAGGCGCTGGTGCGCCAATTATCGCTACAGCCCGCCAGCTAATAGGCGATGTCCCGCCTTTATCGGGTATGGTGCGCGGCAAACTTATTAAAGGCCGCGAGGTTTATTGGACTAACAAAACGGCTAAAGCTGGCCTAAAAATTAAGGTAGGTAGACGGGCCAGCAAAGGCGGCACGGTTCAATTTAAAGACAAATTTGACGCAGAAAATAACCCGCGTGAAAGCCATAGCGTAACTTTTAAAGCTAGGCCCTATCAGTTAATGGTTGCCCAGCAAATGGACGCGGCAGGCGCAATATATGACCACGCAGGCATTAAAACCAAAAACACTAATTTCGTTAATAATTTAAATGTTGAAGTTGGTAGCCAGCCACGCGCCATAGACCCAGCAGTACAGCAACATAGGGAAACCGTGCAATTTGCGGTTAAACAAATTGTGGACGAAGTAGCCAAAACTTTAAATAAAAAGTTGAAGGTTCGCTATGGCAATTAACATACCGATTACTTCGACGTTTGACGACACAGGTTTAAACAAAGCCCAGCAAGCCTTAAAAGGTATTGGCGGGCCAGCTGGCAAATTAGGCGACATACTTAAAGCTTCGGTAGTGCCAGGCCTTATAGCGGCTGCTGGTTCGGTACTTGTATTCACTAAAGGCCTAATGCCAGCTATTCAAGCGGCCAGCGATTTACAAGAAAACACAAGCAAAATAAAAGTAATTTTCGGCGACGCTGGCAAAGCTGTAACCGATTTTGCTAAAACTGCTGCGCGTGAAATCGGGCAAAGTCAAAACCAAGTTTTAGCGGCTGCTGGCACGTTTGGCACGTTTGGTAAAGCTGCAGGTTTAGCAGGCGACCAGTTAGCAACGTTTACAACAGATTTTATTACGTTGTCTGCTGACCTAGCCAGTTTCAATAACACGACGCCAGACGAAGCCATTAACGCTATTGGCGCTGCGTTACGCGGCGAAGCCGAACCGTTAAGGCGTTTTGGCGTTTTGCTTAACGACGCAACACTTAAAGCCGCTGCATTAGAACTAGGCATATATAGCGGTAGCGGTGCATTAACAGCCCAACAAAAGATTTTAGCTGCACAAAAAGTAATCTACGAACAAACAGGCGACGCACAAGGCGACTTTGAGCGAACTTCAGACGGCCTAGCTAACCAGCAACGTATTTTAAGCGCACAATTTGAAAACGTAAAAACCAAAATAGGCGAATTGCTGTTACCCGTTTTTTCTACGTTAGTAAAGTTTTTAAACGACGAAGTACTACCAGCAGTCGACAGGGTTATAACAGCATTTGGCGAACAGGGTTTAGGCAAAGGCCTTCAACAAGCTGTAGCCGAAACTGGTAGCGCTGGCGAAGGTTTAGTAAAGGCATTTAAATTTATTGCTGTTAACGCCGCAAAAATGGCGAACGTTGTTTATAAATCAGTTCAGGTACTTATAGCGCAATTCCAGTTTCTAACTGGCAACCCGTTAGACGCTATAAAAACTATGTCTAAAGTCTTTGACGATTTTATAGACATAGGCGCACTAGAAAAAAGCTTCGACAGTTTCGCCTACAAAGTAAGCGTTTTGCAAGGCGCAGTACTTAGCCAAAACCAAACAATTTTAGACGCCGAAAAACGGTTAGACAGTTTTGGTAACAAAGCTAAAAAAACTGCTAGCGAACTGGCAGGCGACGACGACGACGAAAAAACTTTAAGCGGCGCAGCAAAGAAAGTAAGCCAGGCAGTAAAAGACGCCGCTAAAGCTTTAGAAAAAGAAATGGGCGACGCGCTAGACGCAGCCAAAGACAGACTTAAAAAAGCCCAAGACGCGTTTAATGATTTTTACAAGTCAGTTAGCGACGTAATTAAAGGCGCTTTAGATTTTGGCGCAGCCTTTGAGGAAGGCGGCGAAGACGCAGGTTTAACGTTTTTTAGTGCGCTACAAAAACAAGCCGACAAAGCTAAAGAGTTTGCAAACCTTGTAGAACAGCTATTAGCTACGGGCCTATCGCAGGAAGCTTTACAGCAGGTAATCGACGCGGGCATAGATAGCGGCGCAGCTATCGCCAAAGAACTTTTAAAGTCTGGTGAAAACGTTTTACGCGCTAACAAACTTGTAGAAGAAACAAACGCAATAGCCGAAGCTATCGGCAACTTGTCAGCAAGTAAATTTTATGCTGCTGGCGTATCTAACGCCCAACAATACTTAGCAGGCGTTGAAGCGGCTATGGCAATAGCGCAAGCCCGACTAGGTAAAAAAGGTATAAACCTTGCTGACGTTAAAGGCATTAGCAGCGGGTTTAACAACGCGATTAGCACAACGCCGACAATGACAGCGCCGACTATGCCTAGCGTTATACCCGTAGGCGCACCAACAGACAAAGGCCAGCCTTCAGGCAACGTAACCATAAACGTAAATAGCCAACTGGCTACTAAAGGCGAAGTAGGCGAAGCTATTAACGACGCTTTGCGGGCCTATAACCGTTTAAGCGGCCCGTTGCAGTTGCAAATCGCGTAATGGCTGGCGTAGCGGTAGTTGGTTCGGGTAATTACGAACTGTTTATAGACACTGGTTTTATTCAAGACGGCTTCACACTTGACGACACTACGGCAGGCGTTTTAGATAATACGCAATACGTTTTAGACGGTACTACTAACTTTGCACCAGTTTTAGACGGTTGCATAAACGTACGCGTAAAACGTGGCCGCGAAGATATTGGCGACCAGTTTGGCGCTGGCACTATGTCTTTTACGCTTAGCGATACCAGCGGCATATTCAACCCGTTTGACCAAAACAGCCCATATTTTGACCCGTCCGAAGCGCAACCAGGTTTAGCCCCTATGCGTAAAGTCGAATTAGTGCGCTACGACAGCACCAACACAGCCGAATATCTTTTTAAAGGTTACGTTATAAATTACAATTATAATTTTGCGTTAGGCGGTATAGATACCGTTACGGTTTTTTGCGCTGACGATTTTTATTTATTAAGCCAAACATTTTTAAACGAATACAACGTAAGCGAAGAATTATCTAGCGTCCGTTTAGAAAACGTTTTAGATTTACCAGAAGTCAATTTTCCAGCAGCGGCTAGGGACATTTCGACAGGTACACAAACTTTAGGCGGTGCGTCTGCGTTTACCGTAGCGCAGGGGACTAACGCGCTTTCGTATTGCAGCCAAATTAACGACGCTGAACAGGGCCGCCTATTTATGTCGCGCGACGGCGTTTTAACGTTTCAGCCGCGCATAGGTAACACGCTTAGCGCTTCGGTAGCTGACTTTCACGACGACGGCACAAACATTAAATACAATGCTTTAGGTATAACGTTTGAAGCTGACCAGGTAATAAATAGGGCTGTAGTACAAATTTTAGGTAGCAACAGCCCGCAAACAGCAGAGGACTTAGCAAGCCAAGCTAAATATTTTATACAAACTACAAGCATTACTAACAGCCTTTTACACAATAACACGGCAGCCGCTGACCTGGCCGACTACTTGTTAGAAGGCGAACCAGAAGCCCGCTATACGTCTGTTGGCACGTCGTTTAATATGTTGACTACAGCCCAAAAAGACACACTAACAACAGTCGACATAGGCCAAACAATAACTATAGAAAAGACTTTTACCAGCGGGGTAGGCACTACCGAACTGGCGCAAGAATTAAGCGTAGAAGGTATTGAACACGTTTTAGACCTAAGTTCAGGCCATAAGGTTTTATATTTTACTGCGCCTACAACTATTGTTTACGAATTGATTTTAGACGACGCTATTTACGGGATACTAGACGCGTTAAACGTCTTAGGATAGACTGCGAACTATGGCTACGCCTTATCCTTATGTTTCTGGGGCTGTATTAACTGCAGCACAATTAAACGACGGGCAAAATTTGCCTATAAACGACGTAACAGCAAACTACGTTTTAGTTAACAATGACCGTTATAAGCGGGTCATTATGAACAATGCAGGTAGCACAACTATTACGGTTAATAATAATGTTTTTGTAACGGGCGACGTTATTCAGATTTCTAATAAAGGCGCGGGGTCGACTGTTGTAACGGCTGGCGCTGGCGTAACTGTAAACACTTCAGGTAGTTTAACTTTGGCGCAATATGGGGGCGGCTATTTACTTGCTTTGTCGGCGTCTACTTTTACTTTTTTTAATTTAGGTGCGGGGACTGGTTACGGTACGGCTACTGGCGGTTCGTCTAGTTCTATTACTGTTGGCGGCATAAATTACACTCTTTTAAGTTTTACAACTGACGGCACATTAACGGTTACTAAATCTGGTTTATTCGATGTTTTAATGTTCGGTGGCGGCGGCGGCGGAAATACTGCAACAACAGCAGAAGGCAATCGTGGCGGTGGCGGCGGCGGTGCAGGCGGTTTTATTCAGTCAACACTTTATTTAGATGCAAATTGTTCTATTGACATTGGTGCAGGCGGCGCAGCTGCTACAAGTGGTCTAGGTTCAAGTTTGACTAGCGCGGCGCGCGGTTTTGGTGTTGGCGGTGGCGGTCGTGGCGGCACTTTTGCGACAGTAATTCCAGAACCAAACGCTTGCGGTGGTGGTGGTTGCGGTGCAGGAGTAACAGCAAGCACAGGCGCACTGTCAACAAACCCAACAGTTAGCGGTTTTGGTGGTGCAACAGCAACAAGCGGCGGCGGTGGTGGCGGCGGCGGCGTAACTGAAGCAGGACAGAACAGCGGTTCAACTACAGGTGGTAACGGTGGTGCAGGTTACGACGTAAGCGCGTTTATTGGTGGTAGCGCACTTTACAAAGGTGGCGGTGGCGGTGGCGGCGGTGCGGGCACAGCTAGCGGCGGTAACGGTGGTTCTAGTGTTGGTGGTGCAGGTGGCACAAATGCAGTAGGCGGCACAGCGGCAGCAAACACGGGTAGCGGCGGCGGTGGCGGCGGTAACACAAACGCAGGCGGTGCAGGCGGTTCAGGAATTGTTTATATCAGGTTCAAGGTCTAATTATGGTCGCACAATACTTCGCACAAATAAACGAAAATAATGTTGTAATAAATGTACACGTTGTAACAGCCGAATTTATGGCACAAAACCCCGAAAGATATCCAGGTATTTGGGTAGAAACTTTTTTTAATACGCCTGGTAAAACTTATGCTGGCATTAACTATACGTATGACGAAACAACAAAAGATTTTACGCCGCCATATATTGAACCAATAGAGACCGACGACGACGAGCAATAATGCAATGCGATACAGGTTGTTTGCGTTAGTACTGATGTTGACCGCTTGCGAAACCACACGCGACAACACA